GCCCTCGATGAAGTACCCGAGTACGCCAGAGCGGACTGGCTCCGTGCCGTCCGTGCCGAAGTAAGTGCGACGTGCGAGACCGTCGAGGTAAGTAATAAAGCGCTTCATGACGCCTCCGAAAAATGAAAAAAGGCATTCAGATGTCGCCGAAGGAAAACGCCACGCGAGGTGGCCGGCGGCACGTGAATGCCTTCTGATGAAAGTGGGGTGAGGGAGCCGGGGTGAACGCAAAAGCCTCTCGCCTGCAGATGCCCCGGCTTTGGGATCTGGCCTAGTGAGCCGCCAGATCGGCGCATATCTGCGTCACGCCGTTGCCCTCGAAGTCGTTACGGAAGTTCGTCCATGACGCACTGGACGTTGACTGCCACCTGCTCGTACTTCTCCGCTGCGGGGCAGTGGATGACGGTCGGCTCGGTCTTCATGTAGAAGGCAAGCGCGGCGGCGTTCGCGATGCTCAGGAGTGCGTACTCATGGACATCGGCTTCGCAGCAGGTCTCGCGACCGACCGAACGTAGGTAATGCGCAAGCCTGACGTCGAAGTCACTTTTTGTCATCGTTGTTCTCCTAGTAGCCGTCCCGCGTGTCGCTCTTTGCGGGTGCCCGCGAGACGGCAATAAAAAAGCCCCCGGCGTGTGCCGAGGGCTTGATGAAGTGTCGGGACAGTATATCCGCTCATTTTATTTGTCGTTCCGTCACTTCTCGTGATCTTGACCGCGTTGAGGCAACTCTGATTCAGCGGTACCGTCCTCGTTGCAACGAAGTGGTTCCCCGCTAACGGGACAAATAACCGCGTCGAACGCCGCCCACGCTGCGGCGATTGCGTAAATCAAACGCACGTCGTCGTGCGTGGTTGGCGTTACCACCAGGCGCTTGTCGATTATTTCTACATCCATTGTTATCTCCTTTAGAAAGCCCACCTAAGCCCTCTCGGTGGAAAGGGCTTAGATCGGCTTTCGATCAGGGCGCGGCTGCGCATCGTCTGCGCTCAGGCCGCTCGGGACGTGCGTCCTCTGCTTCGTTTCAGCTGATCCTGATCTAGCTCGTGGGGCGTGTGGCGATCGTCCGTCGCCATCGAGCATCCGTCGCTTTCAGGTGGTCCCCATCCCAACCGCACTGGAAGATGCCCTCCAGCCGTCCTGCGTACTTTTCATACGCGACCTTTGCGACTACGGCTTGACGCTCCTTCCTGCGGCGGCAAATTTCACTTCTCGCAGTGGCTGTTCTCAAGCCGTCCCCGACGCAACTAAGCACCGGGATTTTCATTCTTCCGAGCCTTTCGGCTTGGGTACCAAGTGGAACGGATGTCGTTCCTTATTTGGTACTGCTATGGTACCACGGCAGTACCGAGAATGGTAGTCAGAGGTTACCAAAAATGCGGATCGATTTGATCTATATCAACGAGCGTTTTTGAGGGCAAAAAAAATCCCGCACGAGGCGGGATTGAGGGTGGGAGAGGGTGGCCGGGCGCTAGAGTTCGCGCACGTTAAAGCAGAGGACGGCTCTGCCGATCACTTCGACGGACTCGCAGGTATCCAGTTGGATCGGCCTGTACTTTGGGTTGTCTGAGATCAGCTCGACCTTTCCCCCAGGATGGATCTGCACGCGCTTGATGAAGACGGCGTTCGAGTACTGAACGGCGTAGAGACCGTCGGCAATGAAGCGGCTCTGGGACGTGTCCACGATGACGAAGTCGCCGCGCTTGATGCCCGGTTCCATGC